GAAGCCGAATGTAGCCCTCGCCTTGCGTCACCTGGCACTCACACGCAGTGTCGTAAGCGACATCCGCATCCGAGATGTACTCAATGTGCCGCACCAGACCGTCAAAAATCTCCGCGACCTCGATGTCTGCGTTGTCGTCAGCCGGAATGACCTTTCCGGACGGCCGATTCTGCCGCTGGTCGTTTGTGACCTGCCGGACGTGCTGCGGGAGCTTGTTGATCGTTAGGCAGGGCCGCGCGTTGATCGTCTGGCCTTGGGCGCTGCCGCGTGTCTTCAGCACGTCAGCGGGCCATTGGAAGTTGTTGTCGGGCGAGCCTGCAAAGAACCGCAGGTCGTCCAACTGGTCTTGCCGACTGTCCGAATAGGCGTCCAGCGCAATCCGCAGCCGCTTACGCATCTCCGACAGCATCTCTGCCACGTTGCGCTTGGCGCGGCGGGGCGCTGCGTCCGCGTCGGCTACCTGCGCGGCTCCGTACAGACCGTTGTCATCGTAAGCCATTACTTACCTTTGCCTTGTTTGGCTGCTGCGGCTTGCGATTGCGCCCTACGCTGTGTGCTGTACGCGATCGCGACCGCTTGGGGCTGCGGCTTGCCGTGCGCCATCTCGGTTTTGATGTTCTTCCGGAAGGCAGCCTTGCTGGGCGACTTAACGAGCGGCATAACTACCTCTTTTTGGCTGTTTTGGCCGACTCTTTGAAGTCTTTGGCCGTTGGCGCGCCCTTGGCGCCCGGTTTTCGCATCTTTTCACCGCTGCCGGCTGCGATACGGGCGCGTTTTGCGTTGATATTGGCGTAAAGCCCAGGTTTTGTCGCCATGTCAGCACTTCCACCGTTTGAGCGCCGCTTTAGCGCGTTCGCCGTCCTTGGCCTTGGCGGCTACCGCAGACATGCGTGAGCAGAACGACTTCTTGCGTGCGGCGTCAGCCTCCGTTTTGGGGCTGGGCGCGGGCGCCTTCAGGTTGCTGCCTGTCTCGCGGTTGTACTTGGCCCGTCCCTTCGCGGTCAGCCCCGCGCCTTGGCTCGTTGGCAGCTTCTCGCCACGCCCGACCGACAGACTGACTGATTTCTTGGCCATAGTTTAGTCGCGTTTCATGAGAAGGTCTACCTTCTCAACGTCGCTAAGGTCAATCTTTGATCTTGACTTTTCGCGCATGATTTGCGTGGGTAGATCTTCAACATCTCTGAATAGTTGACCCCTGCTACGAATGACAACAGGAATTTGTTCAACCCCATCCAACATTGCACGGGTGGCGCGAGCGCGGCCTTCATGCGACATTACTTGAGATGCTTTTTTGCCCCCAAATGTAATGTCTAAATACGGCAGATAATCCTCGTTAAATTTTGCAACGTCAAACGCTTTCAAATCTTTTGCCCGTTTTTGCACGTCAGTGCCGGCGGTCGCTAAAGACAAAAATTTTTCTGGTGACATATATGTAAGTATGCCTTCAGAAGCATTCTGCATCGGCCTCCCGTAATACTTTTGCTCTTTAAGCAGCCGTTCGGCAGCTATTGGAACTTTAGATAGCCCTCGCGCTAAACCTACAGGTGCAGCAACTGCCGGCATTACCCCTAATGCTTGGCCTGTTCGGTACGCCTCGCGGCCTATTTCGCCTCCATACTCAGGTGCGGGCAGCCCAAACATACCGCGTGCAGCGCCGCCTATTACCCCCGCAAACGGATCGCCAACGTACCGTTGATACGCGGTTAAAAGCGCGTTTACAGACGTGGGCGCAAGGCGATTGGTAGCCATCAATACCCCATCCAGCCCGATCGGACGGCGTCGGGGCTACTGTATGAACGAGTGATAGCGCTTGTGCGGGCCTCGGACGACTGCCGCGAGGCGACCGGAAACGCGAACGTACACGCCAGCGCGTCTGCTGCGTCAGGGGAGGCTAGCCCGCGTGCTTTCATGTCCTTCTTGCTCTCCAAGAAGACCGTTCCCGATGAATCGGGCTTGACCTTCGGCCCGGTGAGGTCGATCTTGAGCTGCCGATCGGCCGGTATGTGCGCGGACTTCAGCCACTCCCGCATCGCGCCCCAAAGCTCGGCGCGCTTGTTGCCCCACATGACCGGGTTCTTCGACTTCCAACCAAAGTTGACCCCACGCACCTTATACCGCTGTTCCGTCAGCCGGTCAAGTATGCCGTAGCCGAGCCCGCCCTCGTCCAACACCGTGAGCGTGGGCTTGTACTCCTCGATCGCGTCGATGACGTGCCCGACCACCGTCATGGTGTCGTCGCCCCTGTACCGCTTGATGTGCAGCAGGTCGCGCCCTTGGCGCACGACGATCACGGTGCTGTCGGCGCCCGACCGTGCCGGGTCGACGCCGATCACGATGGGCGCGTCCGGATCTTTATAAGGCTTGCGCTTGGCCGCCTCGTCGGGCAGGTGCGGCGGGATGAACTGGTCGTCGCCTGTCGCCGGGAACTCACCGTACACCTCGATCCGCGCCTGCGGGCTGTCCTCGCCGTACTCCGCGATGATCTGCTCGTAGACGCTCTTGTCGGTGTCCTCGACGTCGCGCGCGTCGATGTTCTCCGTGACCCAGAAGTCACGTTTTGAATTGAAGCACTCAAAGAAGTACCCTGAGTTGCGGCGCGGGTTGCTGAACGCACACCAGAACCGGTGCGGCGTGTTTTCCGTGAAGAAGCCCTGCGCCACGTCCCAGATCGAGTCCGGTATGCCTGACGCCTCGTCAAACACCAGGAACACCCCGTCTGTGTTGTGCAGACCCGCGTAGGCGTCCGGGTTCTCTTCCGACCAGAGGCGCCCCTCGATCGACCAGAACCGAGTCCCTTTCTTCAGATCCCGCTCGACCAGCTCCGCGATCCATTTAGCCGGGCTGACCCTTGTCGCGCTGATCTCGAACCAATGACTGTTGATCAGTAGCGCCAGCCACTTGGTGATCTCGGCCCAGGTGATCGACCGCAGCTGCGCTTCACTATTAGCGGACACGATTGTTGTGCTGCCGATGCGGGTTGACAGCATCCACAGCACCAGCCAACTGACAAGCGCCGACTTGCCGATGCCGCGACCGGAGGCGACCGCCATCCTGAACACGCTGTAGTCGACCTTGCCGCCGTTCTCACGAATGTGGTTTGCGATGCGCCGCAGGATGCGCCGCTGCCAGGCGCGCGGGCCTTTGTGCTTGGTGAGCGGTGTGTGCTCCTGCCCCCACGGGAACGCCAGCATCACGAACGCCTCTGGGTCGTCTTTGATCTTGGCAGACCAAAGACGGCTCATCAGTAGCTGTTCGTCATCCGCGCTGTACTTGGGCTGTTGCATGGGCTGGCAGCACCTCGTTCATCTGCACATCAATGACGCGGCGCTCCGCTGCCTCAAGCGCCCCTAATATACTGATCTGTTGCGCGACGTCGACCTGCACCTGCTGTTTGGCGACCCAGTCGTGCTTGTGTTTCAGGATCTCAAGCGCCGCCTTGTGGTCACCTGACAGCGCCGCCGCCATCAACACCTTCGACAGTTCAGCCTCAGCGTCGGCGCGCCCCTTCTGTTCAGCCATCTCAACTAGCGGGTCCATCTCGCGCAACCGCCGAAACTCGACCGGCAACAGCCCGGCGGCGAGCGCCAGGTTGTCGCCGTTTAGACCAAGTTTGGCTGCGTCATAGACGGACTGGAGGCGCGCCTCCGTGGCCTTCAGTTGCCGTGCGGCGATTGGCAGGGTCTTGAACGTCATGGGGTGCAATGTAACAGACTGACTTTCTGTTGTGTAGTGGTGTGCAGCAAGTTGTGTGGTGGTTTGCAGTTTGCAGAAAAAATAAAAATGTTTGCGACCCTTCCGATTTTGACCTGCCGGCGCGTCGGCCCTACCCTGGGGGCTCGCTGGCGCTGGCCTCGCGCTGGCGCGGCCGAGCTGCCAAGCTATCAGCACCTGGCCGACCATAGGTAACGGCTATCGCGCCTGGGCGCGCCAGCGTGGGGCGCTTGGGGCACTTGGGGCAATGCCCCACAAATTGACGGCGCACGGCCGGATAATGGTCTGACCTTTACGCTTTGGGGTAGCGTGGGGTATGCCCCAAATGCTTGATGGTTTGCTGCACGCGGTTTGGGGTGCTGGAGTGCTTTGGGGCAGTCTGGGGTCATTGGGGCAGTCTGGGGTGGGGGGAAAAAATCGCTGCCGTGCGAGCGCGGGCGTACGGCGGCCGCCACGCGCTAGCGTATAGGCTTATTTTTAGGGTCCAAATGAAAAATTGAAAAACATTACCCCAAGGTACCCCATCAGAGGGAAAACTAGGGGTTAACCCTAAACCCTTTTCACTACCCCACCGGGGCGCCCCACGCCGACGCAACAAATAGTTTGACGACCTGCAGCAAAACCTGTAGCGTATAGGCTTGCAACACTTCATCAAGCAAAATCTCACTACCCCAAAAGGTCCAATCCAATGAAATCCTTTATCTTCTACCAAGGTCCGTCGCAGCTGGACGGCGCGCCGATCGTCGGTATCGCCGTGCTCAAGTCCGAGAATGGCAAGACTGGAAACATGGTCCAGACGTACATCCTGCGCGCCGACGTGCATCCGCTCGCCGCGCTCGCGTCGGGCGCCGACGCGTCAATCTGTGGTACGTGCATCCACCGTCCGCGTCGCGAGCGCCGTCGCGACAAACGCGGCCGGTTTACGGTCGGATACAACATCATCCGCACCTGCTACGTCGACGTCGCGAAGTCCGTTTCATCCGTCTTCCGCGCGTACGTCAACGGTTCATACGATACCCTTGAGCCCGTCGACGGCGCTGCACGTCTCGCCGGACGCATGGTGCGCTTGGGCGCCTACGGGGACCCGGCCGCGATACCAGCGCACGTCTGGATCGCCCTGCTCGCGGACGCGGCCGGTCACACTGGATACACTCACCAGTGGCGCGCGCCGATCGCGGCCGACCTGGCGCCGATCGTCATGGCGAGCGCCGACGGTCCGACCGACCGTGAGCAGGCGCGCGCGGCCGGATGGCGCACGTTCACCGTCCGCACGGCCGATCAGCCGCTCGCCGCGCGCGAGATTGTCTGTCCGGCGTCGCCTGAGGGAGGGAACCGCAAACAGTGTATTGATTGTGGCGCGTGCGACGGCGCCGACCGTCCGGGTAAAGTGTCCGTCGCGATCGTCGTTCATGGCGCGATGGCCCGCCACTTCCGCGCGGCCGCCTGATCAACCTACAGGGCGCCTACGGGCGCCCACAACTTGGAACATCATCATGGCCACAATCTACACTCACGATAATCCGGCCGATGGTCTGGCCGTCACTGTCACGGCCGACTGGTCGGCAGGTAAATTCCGCGTGCAGTTCCGCGACACTGACGCGGACGCCATCATTGAAACCCGCACCTATTCGAACCCTGACGCGGCCATCGCCTACGCTCGTAAACTGATCGGAGACTGACAATGAAAACCATGCTCGCCCGCTTCCCAGGATACTGCGCGCAAACCGGCGCGCGCATCATGCCAGGCGACACAATCGACTATCACGGGCGCGGCCGGTCGATCCTGCGCGCCCGCGCCAGCGCTCGCGACGTCGACGCGCCAGATATCCGCGAGTCTGACGTGCAGCTCGAGCCGGCCGGCGCGTACGCGCGCCTGCGCGCGCCGGTGTCCGACCATATCGTCATTGGCGGGCAGTCTTATTACCGCAACACGCGCGGCCGGTGCGAAGATGCGCCGTGCTGCGGATGCTGCACCATCTGACCGTCAATCTGCTACACTATTTGTCGCACAAGGGGAACTGACCATGCTTCGCACTATCATCGAGAAAATCACCGGCGAGCCCCTCGAGCCCGACGCGCGCCCACTGCGCCTGATCGTCACCGCGTGCGCGGCCGGCGCGGCCGTCTACGTCGTGCTCGCGCTGGTGCTGTCACTCTGACCGCAGGGCTCGACCGTCAGGCCGTCGGGTCTGACGGGCGCGCCTTGCGCCAGCACACTAAGGGTACTCTATGATCACCACTGCATTCGCCCACGGCGTCGCGCGCGTCGCGCTCACCCGTAACCGCGATCATCTCGACGTCGAACTCTACGGGCCCGACCGCGCCGTCCGGTCGGCGAGTCTGACCGTCTTCGGCGACTCGCTCGCTCGCACCGCACCCGCGTTGACGGTCGACGGCGTCGACCCGGCCGAGCTGCTGGCGGCCGCCCGCGACGCGCTCGCGCTGCTGGATGAGGCGCTCACTGGTGACCCGGTCAACGTGCCGCACGCGGTCTTCGAGGCCCGCGACGCGCTCGCGCGCGGGCTCACTGTTCCGACTACTAACGAAGGGGTTTGATCATGCTCGAGTTCACTGTTACCCGTCGCGCGCTGCGCGCGATCGCATCCTGCGCGCCGACCGTCGACGTGCGCCATTACTTGCTCGGCGTGCATGTTCGCGCGGACCAGCGCGGGATTATCCTCGAGGCGACCGACGGGCACGCGCTCGGGCGGCTGCGGGTGAGCCCGACCGCCGTCAGCACGCCGGCCAGCATCATTCTGCCGCTGGAAGGTCTGAAGCCGGTGATCGCTGGCGGCAAAAAAACCCTTGACGACGTCTTGACCGTCACGGTCGACGCGGCCGCTAACCGGGTGACGATCGTTGACCGCACGGTCACGCACGCGTTGACGCCGGTTGACGGTAAGTTCCCGGACACCGATCAAGTCACGCGCAAAGCGCTTGCCGCGCCGGTCGAAATGGCGCAGTTCAATCCAGCGCTGCTCGAGCGCCTGCACGCGTGCGTCAAGACTGCATCCGGCGCGGACAACGCGCGACCCTGCTATAGCCAGCGCGGCCAGCAGCCGTGCATCGTCACGTCGCAGGATCTGCCTGAGTTCCTCGGCCTCGTCATGCCGTGGCTCGCGGATGAGGCCGTCGTGCCAGCATGGGTGACGGCATGATCACCGCAGCGCTGATCGCGCTGCTTGCCGCGCTGCTCGCGATCATGCTACGATTGTGACGGATTCCCTCCTTCGGTTAGCCCGCCTCCCGGCGGGCTTTTTTTTAGCCGACTACCCTCAAAGGACCGCCCGCCCGCCCGCGCTCGCACAGGCGCCTGATCTCGGACCGGTTGCCAGCGAAATGCTCCCAGATCTCCGGCGCGCACATGACATGGGTCTTGGTCTGATGCTCGGGAGTCTTGACCCGCCCGCAGTCCAGCCAGCCAGCCTCCGATAACGCGTGAAAAAGCGCGTAGACGCTCACGCGCGACCCGTTCGGCATCAGGCCCGCCAGGCGGTCACAAAGCGCCTGCCATGGCGCCTGCACGGCGCCGGCCGCGAACTCGCCATGCCGACCCTTGATCAGTTCGACCAGCGCTGACTCGACCGGCGACAGGCCCGCCTGCAACATGATCGCCTTCGCCTCGGTCATAACGGGCGCTGCGCCAGGCAGGAACCCGCTCACGTCTCGGGCACGCAGCCAAGCCGCGACCGCGTCACGGCCGCCCTTGTCGTACCACTGCCAGAGCCGCTCGGCCTCTGCCGCATCCATCTTGCCCGCGTCAGACCAGAGCACAAACCAGCGCCGGTCGTCTGACGTCAGTGTGATCGCCATCCGCTCATTGCTGAACGCGACAACGCTCAATCGGTTCTGCGCGTCGAACGGGTGCAAGCCCTTCCGGTTCACGCTCAACAGTTCCGGGGGCGCCGCCAGCAGGGGCTTCAGCCGGTTCTCAAGCGCGCGCCGGTCGCTGACCTCAGTCTGGCGCAGCTCATTGATGACCAGCACCTCGCTCATCAGGCTATATCCCCACTGCGAGTTCAGCTCTTCGTTCTTGACCGTCGCAATGTTCTCCTTCGACGCACCGCCGACCGCGTAGAGGAACGGTTCCCACATAGTGTCCTTGCCCGAGCCGGGAAACCCGCCGTGCAGGATGCCGTGATTGATTTTGATGTTCGAGCGCTGGACCTTGAACGCCATCCAATCGAGCGCATGCTCGCGCTCGGCCGTGTCAGGCACCATCCGCTCGACGTGCCGCAGCCACGGCGTCGCGTCGCCCGCAGCGCCCGCCGGCCGCGCGTCGCGCCACAGGTTCGCGTAAACCTCGCCCGCCCGCGCGACCAGCACGCCCTCGCCCGGCGCGTAGGTGACGCCTTGTAAAACGCGAGCGCCCATGTCCTGCCGATTCT